TCCCGTTGGATGCCGTGTATGTGACGGAGCGCAACGCTCCCGTGACCGTCCCACGATTGGCAATAGTGACCGTAGTACCACTCCGCGAGAATCCCGTGGCACTTCCGCTTATGGTCGGGGTGTCCGTCACGATGTTCGTGGATGTGGTGGTATCCGAGCCACTATCCGACACATAGGGAGTACCTTGGCGGGTTGCCCCCGAAGTGTAGTTGTACACGGGCGTTGTGACATCATCCCAAGGAGTAGTGACGGTAGTGACCTCATCGTGGGAAGCGAACCAATACAATGTCGTGGTAGCACCCCCTGCGGGAGCCGCCCCACCCTGCGTAGTGTATGCCGTAGCACCGATGCTCACAAGGTAGTTGTTCGACACCGTGGATGACTGCGGAGTGCCGTAATGCCTTTCCACAATCGGAGTGCCCTCGGTCTCCACATTTGCCTCTTGGTACACCGTTATTCCCGTCACGGCCTCGCTCGTGGAGTAAGTCACCGACACGGACAGGGAACGGCGGCTACCCTCGTACACGCCACGGCTGTATGCGTGTATCTCTGTCCCCGAAAGATAGAAATACGAAGATGAGGAGAAGTAGGGAGTGAGCACCGCGTCCTCTATGGTTTGGATGACCACTTGCCCGCGCCTCACTTGGACATCGCCCGTGATGTATGCGTAGTTCGATCCGCTTGCGTATATCTGCGTCCCTGCGGAGTAATGCACCACCACGGAACTTGATACGATGTGGTAATAGTAGTTTGCGGGCCATACGAGCGTACTCCCTACATAGACACGGCTCTGGTTGGCCGAGCCGACCTTGATTGCTATTGCATCTCCGAGTTTCATTCTATCACATACATTGTGTTGGCGTTGGGCGAGGAAATGCTATCGTACTCAGACTGCGTACAATGGACTATATGCAGGATGGGGTCTTTGGTAAGGCTCAAGTCATTGGCGGTGACAACCGACTCCGCATTTCGCTGAATATCTCCCGTAACATCCAAGGCAACGGAAGTCCCGCTATATCCATCAATCACAAGCGCGGGTTTGTTCCCAAATCCCTGCTCAATCTTCATCACTTGATTGGCTGACGGTTGGACATCTGCGATAACTTGGTTAGTCCTACCGTTGTTGCGCCACATTATCTCGAAAGAGTCCTTCTGATAGATGCAGTGGTAGCCGTTCTGCGATGACCCCGTGACATTGGCATAATATGTCAAACCGTTGTCATCGTAAGTGTAGCCTCCAACTTGCCCCATCGTTGACACGAAAGAGCCGTCCGAATACACGCGGAAAGGCGCGGTCATCGGGTTGTCATCACCCGCGAAGAAATTGACCTGATTCACGGTCTGACCGCCGTATATCGTGGTGCTTCCACCTTGCATACCCGCAACGATGTCGCCAGAGGCTGGGCCGTCATTGTCGTACATATACGCGGCATTACCACTGAAGATGTCAATGAAGGCATTACTCGCCATCAAGACCTTCGTGGCGATGAAGTCGAAGTCCTGCGCCTCCACCCACACATAGGAGTCCGTGCCCGGCGTAATCTGCCTCGCATACCGCGTACCCGCCTCGTTCTTCTCGTTCTCGCAGTAGTACAGGGTGTCGTTGTACATCACCACATCGTAGTAGATATGCGTGGAGTCAATGTCACTCCTTCCTTGGTAGTTGATTGGGTTGGACTGAGTTCCGACTCCGTACTGGCTGAACTCGTTGACACCCCTCATAACCTTGCCCATAAGTCCATTGTCACCCGTCAACCTCGACGGCACAGTCCAATCGCCTCCACTCGTAGTCCATCCACCCGTAACGGATGCGGTGGCTCCGTTGCCGTTCACATTTGCCATAGTAACATATATAGGGCCGTCACCCGTGGGGATGCCCGTTGTCCATCCATTCAATGTCTGCCCGCTATTGGCCGCCAACACACCCGTCTCGAAGGTGTATGTAGCATTGCCTATCGGATAACTTGTAGGTACTCCCGTAGAGAATCTTTGGTACATATAGATGGTGGCGCGGGAATATCCGTCAGCCCCTGGGTCGCCCTGCGGCCCGATGCTTCCCGACACCTTGATAGGCTCACTCCAATTCCCGTCCGATACGCCGTTGGTCACTATGGACGAGGACATCCATATCGGGGCTTGGGATGCTATCGCCACGGATTCCACATACACGGTGTCATCTCCGCTTGACTGCGAGCTGTCCTTGACATAGCCCACGCAGAAGAAATGCGTCCCTGCGGCGGGAATGGCATACTCCACCTCTGCCGTCTGCGTTCCCGACACACGCGCCTTATATGTACTCGTACTATGAGCCTCACTATCCAACGGAGACAGGAAACCGAAGTCATAATTCACCTCACTTGATGCCCGTATAGCCACCTTGATAACATCCCCCGCATTGGCGGTAAAGGACACCTTGCCCCAAATGTTGCCGTTGTCGTAGATGGATTTCAGGCGTTTCTTGCCTCCCGATGTGATAAAGTTGGAGTCGTATGACGGAGTTATAGGGGTGTCCCCGCTACTCGGCATAGTGACATCCCATCCCGTAGGAGGGACGGTCGTGCCCGTAGGGGTGGCCGGTTTGGAGTCGGACTCCTTGTACACCATCGCGGTGTAGATACTGTCACCATTCGTTCCGTCAATGAGCATCGGCACGGTCTCCTTGTCAACCAACACGCCACCCACATAGAAGAAGAATGTGAGGGTTTCGGTAAAGTTCGCGGTCGAGATCGCGGAACTGTAAGTAGTTTCCGCTCCCCCGTCAATGGAATACTTCAACGAGCCGTCCGTGGTGGTGCTTCCGCTACTGTCGCCCACGCGCTTCATCCTCGTACAAGACACCGAGGGGACGCTATATGTGCCACTCGCATCCTTCTTTACCGAGGTCACGGACGGGAGCAAGTAGTACACCGTGCCGTCCTCTCCGTCGCGGATTCCAGCCACGGTAAAGACCGCGTTCCTCGTCACCGTGCTACTGTCCAAAGTGCCGGAAACGGTTATGTTTATCGGCACGTTAGCACCAACGGAGGTGTTCGCCACTATGGTTATCGTCACCACGCCCGTACTCGTGTTCACGGACGATGAGAATCCCGAAGGCATAGTGCCTACGGTTATCGCGGTTATGGTGAGTTGCGTAGTGCCGTGCCACATCGAAGCTGTGGTCTGCAACACCACTTGCGAGGATGTCATTCCGTCCGAGCCTACGCCGATGCCGTCCATTTCGTTGTCAAGGTCAACGGACACGATACTCGCGCCGCTGCCGTCCTCGCCCTTGAAGGCGATAGCCCACGAGTAGGTCAGACTCCTCGTCACGCCCCCTGCGGTCACACTCACCGTCAGCACCCCGTTCGCCAATGTCAGGGAATCCGTCACGGCTATGTCTATGATGGGTGCGGTAGTGCCGTTAGTGCCCGCCCTTACGGTTGCGGTCAACGCTCCCGCTATCGTTCCGCTTATACTGTTCACCGTCGCCGTGGTAAGCGAGTCACCCGCATACGCCACAACCGTTGTGGTGTCCGTCTGCCCGTCAACCGCCGTGTCAACCTCGCCAGCGAAGAGATGCACGGGGTTACTCAACGCAACCGTGGTGCTTCCCGTCAGCTTCGTCACCTGGATGCGGTCGTTCCAAGAGTCGCTCCCGTCCGTCACAACCACGCGGAAGTCCTCCACAACCTCACCATCCTGATAGTAGATGCTACTGTCGCTCTCCACCTCGTAGGCTTGACCCGTAGCACCGCTTATCGCCACCCAATCACTCGCGCCAAGGTAGTACCATTGGTAGGTCGGGTTGTTGATGCCACTCGTCACGGCGGTCAGCACGAGAGTCTGCGCTGCCCCGTCACCCGTGTAGGGGAAGAATGTCCTCTCCGCTTGGATGGTCACACCGACCACCGTGGGGACGAGCACCGCCTCCGTGTCCAACCTCGCGGGACGGCGGGAGTCATCCACATCCCAATCGCGGAGACGCTTCTTCGCGGATGCCAACTCACCCGTGAGCGATGCCATCATAGACTCGGCCTTCTCGTCGCGCAGGGTCACGCTCCAGACGGGTATCGGCTCATCGTTCTCCGCTATCGTAACGGAGTCAATCAGCACCCATTCGGTGTTACCCGTGACCGAAATCAAGTCCGTATCGTAGACGGGCATATAAAGGCCCTCCATAAGCGATATTTCGGACATATAAACCTCTTTCGAGTCCACCTCCGGGGTATAGACCATACGGGGCTTAGAGAGCCTCGCAAGGGCATCCATCGCGGCATCGTGCAAACGCGACATCGCTGCGGTCACATACTTCGACGGCATCTGGATGTCCACAAGCACATACTTGTCCCCACTCGCAATCTCGTAGGTGGAGTTCGGGAAGTAGAGCATCAGCGAGGTGTCGTCCTGCCGTTGGCAAGTCAAGTCCCAAGTATGCGTGGTAGTGCTGTACTCCGCTTTCTTCACGATGAAGTCGCGCCCCGCACACATTCCCGTTTTCATACTCAGGGTGGCGAGACCGTCCACGGTGGAAGTGCCGAGGGTGTTGAGGTCGAAGCCGAGTTGCGGGACTTTCAGCACGAAGGTGGACTCTATCGTGTACTCCACGCTAATCTTCACCGTGGTGGTTTCAAGGTTGTAAGACAACGACGCGGACGGAGCATTGGACGGCATCTTCGCCTCAAAGCGGATATACGCCTTGACTATGCCGTTGTTCGAGGTGGTGAAAGCCACATCAGAAGATGAGAAGAGGTACTCGTTCTGCACCCTCGTATAACCCGCTATCACATCCAACTCCTGCGATGTCTCCAGCGTGTCACCGACATACACCTCAAGGAATCCCCTCGGCAGTTCGCTGAAATTGCCTCCCGTCACTATGATAGACCCTCCGAGGTCGCCCATATCAATCACGAAGCGTCCCGGCCCAAGTGCCGTACCCGTGGTGAAGAGCGCGGCATCGTTCGCTATCGTCACCGCCTCCTGACCCGCTATCGTGGTGTATGTCTTGTCGGGGTCGGGGATGCTCACCGTGGCACTCTGCTTCTGCCTCTCGCTACCCTCCGTGTACTGGCCGTCATCACTCGGATTCACCGCGACATACACCTCGTCAACGGGCGTGGATGAACTCCATCCCGTCGCGGGGAAGTCGGAGTCGGCAACATCTCCCACGGTCATACCCTCCAAGGAAGGATAAATGTCCTCGTTGTCGCCACTGCCGTCAAAGCGCAAGACCTTCGGGATGAGTCCATACTTTGCCGTTGCCGTGGCATCCTCAAGGTACGCAAGTCTCGCATCCCTCGCACCGCCCGTAGTGCCCCAATCGGAAAGCGGAAGCATCAGGTGGGGAATGTACACGGACTCGTGGTCTTTGATGTACGGAGTGAGGTTGTTGTAGTACCTCGTGGGCATATTGCGGTCACTTCCGTAGGCATATATGCGGGTAGCCATACCGTTCTTGCCACTCAGAGCACGGGCGATGACCTTCAAGCCGTTGCCGTGACCGTAGGAGAACTCGCTCACCGTGTTCCCCGCGTCCTGCACGTTCGGCCTCCCTATAGTGATGGTGTGGACACCGTTCTCATAGGAGTATATCCATCCGATACCGCGCCAGAGATTGTAGATGGTGTTCAAGGCATCCAAGCAAGTGGCATCGCTCACCGAGAACTCACGCACCGTATGCAACTCCGCAAGTACATCCGTATCCGACGTGTTGAACACCTTGATGCTCCACTTGCCAGATGCGAAGTCATCCATATTAGCCTGTATGCGTCGCGCGATGCCGTACACATCCTCATAAGTGTCCACGTTGGGGACGGACGAAAAATGTATCGTATTGTCATACTCTACAAGGTCGCGGAAAAGTGCCAACTCAAAGTCCTTCGTGGCGCAGTAGAACTGCACGTTCTTGTACACGAAGCCGTCACCCGCCTTGTCGCGGGACGCACTCTTCGTCACCTGGGGAATGGAGTACAGCGTGTAGCGAAATCCCGTCCGCGTGTAGTCCACATAGTCGCCTATCTGCCACTCTATCGGCACGGGTGACGCTATCTCCGCGAACTCAATGTAACTCGGCCTACCGAATACGCCGTTGTATTTCGGTGCGCCCTTGAAACGGACGGACAACCCATCCCTTGACATTATCTCGAACCTTGCCATACTATGATGCCTCCACTATCGCTCCGTTACTCATAACCATCACCGTGGTCGGGTCGTTAACCTTGAACTTCACCGTGAACATCGTGGTGGCAGTACCACCACGCTCCTTGAAGGCGGCATCGCCAAAGTCACAACCCGCATAACGCACACCTTGGAAACCTATCCCCGTGTACGCATCGAAAACCTTGAAAGTGCCCTCGCGCACGGCATTGAAGAAAGACCGCGCACTCGCATAGAGGTCTGCCACGGCGGTACTGCTCGTACTCGCCTCGGCCTTCATATAGAACTCCACCTCCATCTCGAAGGCTTCGTAGTAAAGATGCTCGGTGTACTCGTCGTCACCGTCCTCGTCCTTCCAATCGTTCTTGTATGTCGCCTTCGGTGACGGAAGCAAGGGATAGGGGTTGGTCTTTGCGACCATCCCCCAAGCCGCCTTGGTGTCCGTTGCCACCGCGTTCTCGCCGTACTGGATGTAGAAGGGCTTGTAGTTCGCTATCGGTATGTTAACAATCGGCATATATCGGTTACATAAAAGTTCGTTACATAAAAACTCTGAAAGCAGGGCCGTCACTCATCGTCATAACGCTATCCAACCTTTCAAGGATGTTCTGTGCGGCTATGGCATTGTTGTAAGTGTTCGCCTGTATCTGGGTGAGATATTCGGCAAGGGTAGGTGTAGGAAGGTTCATCGCTCCCTCGGCGGCTACGGACTGCCTTATCGCGGCTACATCGGCACGGATGGCGTTGATATAGGACGCAAGCAAGTTCGCGGTGTCCTCCGTGATGGACTTGACCCCACTGCCAAGGTTGGACTTATCCTCGGCCTCGTCCGCAACCGAAAGGAGACTGTTATCCATAAAGGCATCGTACATCGCAGAGATGCGGTCATCGGCAATCTCAATGTCGTGCTTGACGGACTCAGCAAAGGCACGGATGCGATTTGCTATGTCTGCTTCGGTAAGGGTTTCATCCGTCCACCAAGACATCACCTCGTCCTTATACTTGTTCAGCACCTCGTCAATCACGAAGGACTGCACCATACTCTTAAAGATTGCATCTCCAAGCCCCTGGAACACATCTTCAAGGTCGGTAACGGCACTGCCAGTGGCCTTGAGACTTTCGATGAGAGAGTCGGCTATGTCACCACTAAGGCTATCGAACATCCCACCTACGCTTTCTTCGAGGTCTGCGTACAGTTCCTTTACCTTCTTGGCATAATCTATAAGTTTGTTCAAGTTCTGGCCACTCTCATACTTGTCCGAGAAAGTATAAGGGTTGGCTTTCTTGATAGCCTCCAAGGTGTCGGGATTCAGCAATCCATCCTCTCCATAGAGTTCCATCTTCAACTCCTTTGCGTACTTCTGGAGAGCCTCCAGCATCTTTGGAGGTGCGCCACCGCTTGCAGATACCTGTGTATAAGTGTTATTGACAAGATTCTTAATGTCCCGCGTCAATCCCCTTATCTCAGTGCGGAGTCCGCGAATCTTACCCATCCAACTGTCGCCGAAGATTGTTTCGGCAGACTTGAGCCTTTCGTCAATCTCATCAAGGTATCTCTGCTCCAACATCTCTCGGAGTTCGGCTTTAAGTCTTGCAGCCTGTGTGGCGGCGTTCAAGATGTAGTCGGCAACTGTGGCGACCCCTGCTACCACCGCCCCAAGCAAATCGCCCTTCTTGAAACCCTCAAGAGCGTTCTTTACCACATCGCCCATAAAGGAGATACCCTCTGCAATCCCCGCTATATCAGCGTTGCCACTCGCCTCACCATACTCCTTTAACGCATCTGCGGCACTCAGGATATTCTGAGCAAGCATTTTCCAAGCGGTGATGTTCTTATTATTAATCTCGCTCCCCGTCTTGCTCAAGTCGCCCTTCTTTATCTCGTCAATCAACTCTTGGATTTGCTCCTTGGTGAGTTGCAACTGTTCAAATCCCTTTAAGTCATCAGGTGTTATGTTTGATACGGAGAAAGCATCAATCACCTCTTGGAATCTACGGAGTTGCGCGATGGTCTTGTCGGAAAGGTTATTGAAATCAAGGTTGTTGTCACGCCAAGTCTTATATATCTCCTCAATGGCCGCCTTTGCCTCTGCCTTTGCTTCAAGCAGGGCATTGGCTTCCTCGGTGGCAGCCTTGGCATCAATCTTCTGCCCCTCTTCGATGTAACTCAATCCCCAAGTCTGAGAGGTCTCTGCCTTCTCGTTTAGTTTCTCAATAGCCTCGGAGCGTTTCTTTTGTATCTGTTCAAGTGTTTTATTGTACTTCCTTACAATCTTGGAAATCTTGGCCGCTCCGTTTTCGCCCCAAAGGTCGGTTTCGTCCAACCAATTCTCCATAAAGTCTTGATACTTTTCTGCGGCATCCTTGGCTTTCTTCCATTTCTCATAGTCTGCATCTATACTACGGCCATTCACATCGTCACGGAGAGCCTGGGCCATCTTCCTATCATACTCTTCAAGGGCATCGGCAATCTCAAGAAGGACTTGCTTATACTTCTCGCCCTCAATCACCTCTTTCTCGTCGGGGAAATAGTTGGTAAGGAGTTCCTTGATAGATTGTCCATCCATCCCCTCATCTGTCAATTTCTGATACCACTTGTATATGTCTTTGAGCGTATCACGGCGTATTTCCAAACTTTCCTGCTCTTGAGACTTCCCCGAAGAACCCGTCTTTGGTGTCTTGACCTTATCGTTTACGGAAATGCCGATAGCCTTGCCTATCGCCTCGATGCCATTCTTTTGGTTCTCAAGCGACTTTACCAAGTCCTCGGATTCCTTCAAGGACTTTTCGTCAACCTCGTTGCCACGCTTGCGCTCGTTAATAAAATGGGTGTATGCGTCCTTGGCATCCTCCAACTGTTCGGTTACTGACTTGTACTGCTTACGCGCCTTGTCGGCAATTTCACCAAGGGAGTCGCCCGCTTGAACTACAAGTTCTTGTAATCCATACCCCGATGCGATAGGGTTGACAACCTTCTGCAACCAAGACTGCTCTGCACCCTCTAACTCTTTTATCTGTCTATTGATGTCATTGATTTGGGTATTATACATACCCTTGGAACCTCGCTGCTCTGCGACACGCGCCATATCTTCATAGGCGGCAAGCATCTCTTTTAACTTGGCCTTGTTATCTTCGAGTATCTTCCCATTCCTCTCTTCATCGGACATAGCAGTACGGGCATATTCTTTCTTCTTTTCCTCGTACTTTTCCTCTATTGCGCCGATTCTCTCCATCTCCTCGGCTGTCTCAAAGACACCCTTGCCGAAATTCATATCAAGAGCATCGCTCAAGTCTTTCTGCATCCCTGCCACCTTGCGAACCTCATCGCCATACTTTTGTGCCTGAGGTAGCATCTCGTTCCAATAGCGCACAGATTCATCGCCCCAGCGATAGTAGTCATCTCCGAGCCACTTCTGCAACTCAGAGTTGAACACGGATTCCACGCTACCACTGCCTTGCTCAAGGGCTATCCTAAAATTCTCCACGAACTTGTGCGCCGACTCTTCGGCTACCCCCTTGCCCTGTAATGTCTTTGCAAGGTTAAGGGCCGCGTTTGACATCTTTTGGCCTTCCTTCCCTTGAATCTTTGACAAGCCCTCTGATTCGGCCTGTGCCCGCATCCTTTCGCGTAGCGCATTAGTGGCTTGTCTCTCGGCCTCTGCTATGTCAAGTAACGTGCTTTTCTCGGTTAACAAGTTAGGGAGATACTCCCCGTACTGACTATTAAGTTGTCTAATTGCTTCTCGGTAATCGGCACTACCACGCTCCGCGTTCTTTAACTGTTGGACAAGTTCGTGCAAGTGTTTCTCCTGCTTTTGGAAAGCCTCATAATGCGAACTTGCTATGTTATTCAGTTCCTTCTTAAACCTCTCCGCTTGGATAGTCAAAGAGGCCATATAAGAGAGGTACGCAGTAATGCCCGCAATCAGCAACACCCAAGGATTACTAAATGCGGCCTGTACGGCCTTAAATGCCTTAGTCTGTGCGATGGAACGAGCCATCACCGCATTGAAAGCCTCCATCACGGAGATGTCCTTCATAGCAGCCAACATATGCGCCTTCTGCAACGGCAAAACCGCCGCGTAAGCAACCTTGTATGCAGTATATGAAGCGATTAGTGTGACAAGGATTCTTCCTACCTTCTCGTAATTCTCAGCAAGGCTTCGGGCCACATCAACCGCACCCTTCAACATACCGTTGTTACGGTCTCCTATCTCCGCGAACATAATCTGATAGGCATCAGTCAAGTTGGAGATTTTTCCTTTCAAAGTCTCTGCTTGGACTTCCTGCATCTGATAGAACTTGCCTCCTTCGGAAGTCATATCCTTAAAGACTTTCTCAACCATCTCGAATGGAACCATTCGCTTGGAGATTTTGTCGAATACATCTCCAACAGTAATACCCTCCTCTCCGAGAGCCACAAACTGCTTGCGAAGTTCCTCCAAGATGGGTATGCCAGCTTCTGTCAACTGGCGCACCTCCTGACCACGAAGGAAAGATGCACTTCGTATCTGACCATACGCAAGCACAAGTCTATCCATTCCGACACCAAGACCCGCACTCACATCGGCAAGCATCTTCGTGGTATCATACAACTCCTTGGCGGGGATTGAGAAAGCTGACAACTGCTTGGCATATGTGGCGAGTTCCTTAAACTGAAACGGAGACTTGACCGCTAATACCTTCAACTGCTCGAAGAGTTTGTTGGCGGTTTCCGTGTCCTGCAAAATCGCGCCGAGTGTTACCTTCTGCAACTCGAACTCAGCAGTCACGCGAGTAAGGGTTTTCACGAGACTTACCGCTCCGTGAACGGAGAAATAAGCGGCAAGCATAGTTCCCATCTCGCGCCAAAGGCGGTTGTTGCGCCCAAGAAGAGAGTTGTGCTCCCTCTGTAACTGATTGAGTCTCTCTTGGGTAATTCGAGTTTTTAATGCTTCGCGTTGTTCAATGCCACGAGCCTTCGCCGCCTCCTTTACGGCGGCGGCTGTCGCTTTAGCATTATCAACGCTTTCCTTTGTCCTCGCCCCCGATGCCTTCTTCGCGGCATCAGCTTCTGCGGCGGCGATCTCCCTATAAGCCTTGGCGACATTCTTGACATTCTGCACATAGGCATCATCAAAGGGTGTCATATTACCCTTCACGTTCAAGATGCTTGAAAGCGATGCGTTAAGGTCGCCCGCTACCTTTTGTATCTTTTCAACTTGTTTGTTGAAGGCATCATCATTAAGGATGACCTCAAAGTTCAGTTGGTCAAGAGTTGCCATATATCGTACTAAATTTTATTCATCTGCAATCCCGTCAAAGACATCTTCGACGGTGTATTCCCCCTTTTCCTTCGCCTTACGCTTACGTTCTGCCGCCTCTTGTGCAAGGCGTATCACCTCGGCCTCCTCGTTAATCGCGTCCTTCTTCCGATTGCGATACAAGGTGTGGGGCAAGTCGGCACTCATAATCTCTATCTGCGGCATCGTCAGGAAACAACGATAGCCCCAATGCCTCACTCCCCACTTTGTCCGTCCGTATTCGGGGTATTTTTCGACGAAGGCTGATTCGATGCCAAGAGGAGTTCGGCTCGGAACTGCTCGGCTTCCGCTTTCGTCATCCTCATCCAATCCGTCCTCATATCCGAGGAGTACACCATATTCGTCCAATGTGCGGTAAGCGGAAGTTTTTTTTTACCCTCCACGATTATCGGCATCATTTGGCTTTCCGTGTAACCCCTAAAATAAGCCCATATACGCCACTTAAACGGATAGATAAGGCGTAATGCCCAAAAGTTGTTCAAGGACAAAATAACGGCCTCTTTCACGGCAAAATACGGCTCTGTACACATTGACTTGAGCGTGGATGCGGAATCTTCGGGGATGGACTCTACATCGCGCTCTATCCAGAGCCTTGTCAGTCGCTCCAAGGTGTAAGGCTTGATGCCTCGAAGCGTGACATACTTTCGTGTTCCTGGGATGTGCACTCTCGTGGGTCTGTCGTTCATCACTTCATCCAACCCTATCCGTGCTTGCTTTGAAACTTGCTCCATAATTCAAAAAACTAAAAAAGGGACGGGCGACTCGTCATCTCCCGCCCCATTCGGTTCTCGTCAACTCCGATTAAGCGGAGACCTTGTTGCAGATTGCCCAGTCACCCTGGTTGCCACTCGACTCGGTATTATTGAGGATAGTACCGTTGACCTTGAGGTAAGCGGGGTTGGTGGAGTCATCGTTGGAAACACCAACGGTCATCTTGACACGGGCGAAGGCGATGCCCTCAGTGCCAGCCATATTCTCAATCAGCGCGGTGGCATAGACCTCCTTCGGGGTGGCGAAGTACGCCTGAGCGGTGTACTCAGTGCCATCCTGACCGAGAATCTTGTTGGAAGAGGTGACTGTTGCACCCTTGTCGAAGAAGATGTCGCAGTAAGCGATAGCAAGGACAGGGATGTTGCCCGTGAAAGTCCACTCACCGTCCTCGGTAGAGGTATCAATGGTGGCATCCATCTGGTCAATCTTAATCTCGGTGGTGGTCGGGTCAGCCTTGGAAAGCTGGAAGGAGTCCTTCAAGGTGAAGAACTCGTCAGCACCGTTGAAAGAGAGGTCTGCCCAAGTGACACCGTTGGTGGCATCGTAGGGCATCAGCGAGAAGTGGCTCTGCCCTTTGAAAAGGGTAGCAAGGAGGGTCTTTGCCCAGGTCTTGGAGGTGCCAGTGAAGAAACGTACTGCTTGTGCTGCCATAATTATCTATTTTTTACAGTTACACTGAAAGTGATGATTCGTGCGTGGAAACCGTAGTCATCCGCGACATCGGGGAGTACGAAAGGATGTATGTCAATAACATAGTCCACCGTTTCTGCGGGTACTGCCGCCATCAGGCGTTCGTGCATCAAGTCCAACTTCTCCGTGTTCTTGAAGGCTTGTAAGTCCTTGGCAAAGAGGTGTACGCCAATCTCGGTTTCACCGTAGGTTGCCATATCCTCCAACTTGCCCGTCATACGCACCACCGCAAAATCGTTCTGCGGAACTGCGGCCTTCGGCCTCGCATCATACACGGTGGTAGTTACTCCACCGTTGATAACGAAATCACGGAAAGCGGACTCTATGCTTGAAACACTATAAAACTTCATACTGCCATTGGCTTAAAGTATCGGTTAAAGTCCTCGGTCTTGAGGTCTCGGATGGCGGCTCTCATAGGGATAAACTCGTACATCACATTGAAGTACCTTTCCTCACGGAGAGATGCCATAATGATTCCTACCCAACCTTCAGAAGAAGCCTTACCTTTGATGGTATTGAGTTGGTCATTTGCTTCGTTGACAAAGACAGGATTGTCGCCCCACAGTTTTCGGCTTACCTCAACACCGTTGTGTATCAGTATCCAACCGTAACCGCCATCCTCAACGTGGTGGGGATTCCAAGGAGCGCGTAACTCCTCGAAGGGCGGGTTTTCGTAGTGCTCTTGGAGGCAGAACTCAACGCCCGCGTCAAGGACGGCCTCAAGACCGTTCCTGAACTCTGCTTCGGCGTTGGCACGGAAGCGGGCAAAGGCTTCTTCTATCACCTTATTGTTCTGCTCCAAGTAACCCATACGGCTAATTCCTTATCTCGTCAAACCAAATGTCAGTACCCCAGTTGAAGGTCGCCTTCTTGACCATCTTCGCACGGTAAGTCCTGTCGTAATCCGTTATCTCCAAGATGTCCTCGAAATACAAGGGCGTGGTGAAAGGCGGGCAGTGAAGCGTAACATTGTACACCACCACATCACCCATCTCGGCCAAGTTCCTCGTATTCGTGCGATAACCGCACTTGTGCTCGGTGGCTACCTTTTCGATAATGGGATTTCCCTCGCTGTCCCTTATCATCCAGCCATCGTTCATCGCCACGATTGACAACTCCACGAGGTCGTAGATAGGGTTGGCATCCGCATCCAAGACATACTTGCCGTCTTGACCCTTACGGGGACGGTAAACCTTGAAACGGAACGGAAACCTCGGATTGTGCGGACTGTCCATACTTCTCAATAAAGCGACTTCATACGGATAACTCCCGACGGGTCAGGCACGTCAACGCCCCACTTCGCGTATAACATCTTCGCAAGGGCTCTCAACCCACTGCGGTCATATACGTTCTTAGAGGAACGCTGACGCTGCCAACCACCGTCGGATTCGTAATCACCCGACGCGGAGGTGGAAGATGACGCAAGGAACATATAGAGGTCTGCCGTAGCCAAGTCCCGCTGCCTCTCGGTCACGTTGGACATATCCTCGCCTTCCGCGATGCCACGGTCAAACAAGATGGCCTGTACGGTAGCCTCCTGTAAGTTGAAGTCGGCCTTGCCGTTCAAATACTGCTCTATCGTCATAATCCTTTTACGCTATCGGTTACACGCACTCCTCAACTAAGAAGCATTGATGCCGGTGAGGTAGAACATAAGCCTCGGCTTGTCGGGAGCGACCACGGAAGTCATTTCGCCGGAGTAACTCTGGCACTTCTTCACATAGTCAGTTCCGATGGTGAACGCGGCCTTGCGACCAAAGGCGAAGGCATAGCGGCCGCCCTCGAAGAGCATAGGCTCAACGGTCAGGATCTCACCGATGTTGCCATCGGGTACGAGGACTACATTCGCATCGGAGAAGGAGGAGAAGTTGCGCTCGGCAAGGACACCTCCGTCGTTGTACTCCACGCTTGAGATGTGGTCTTTCTCCACGATAGGCTTGCCTACGAGGGCAGAAAGGGCCGCGACCTGTTCGGCACGGGTGAAGGGCTTGAGAGAGGATACGGTGTAGGTGGCATTGAGGGAGAAACGCTCCTTGATGTCGGCGATGACCTGGGTGTGGTTGAGAAGCCTGTCAATGACGAGGTTGTTCATCTCGAAGTGGCAAGCGGTCAGACCCTTCTTGCGGGCGACTTCCACGAGGTTCTTCATATCCTGCACGGGGTCGGAACTTGCGACTGCGGCATAGGTGGTTGCGGCAAACCAACCGTTACCACTGTTGACGGCGTACTTGTTCGCGGAAGGAACACGGGCCG